GATGTCACGCCTTTTCACTGTTTTCTATAATCTCTCGGTACATTCTCGCGCCGCCGTCCCATTCGCTCCTACCGTCCAAATACTCTTCGGCGGTTTCTTCGCGAACTTCTCCGGAATTTTCAAAAAGCGCAATTTTCCCTGTACTTTTCTGTACAACCTCGATTGCTGATAGTGTGCAAAAAGGTTCGCAGCTTTCGCGGAAATTCTCCGCGCGGTCCATCAGCTCTATCATTTTTTTAAGCTGCGGGATTGAAAACGCCTTTAAATCCTCGTCAGTAAGTACGTTTTTAACGTACCACTGAATATTTTTTACAGCTTCTGATTTTTTGAATAACAATTCCTCTTTTCTCATGTTTTTATCCTCCATTTTTGATTTATTTTATTATACCAGTTTTTTGGCTGGTATTAAAGGACGCTGCCGGGAATCGAACCTGGCCGGAACCATTACGCCCGGGGATTACAGGATTAACGCTTTTACGGTTTTCAAGTCCTCCGTAAACTTCATGTTCTCCAGCCACCGCCCAGACGGTAACTTTTCATCAAAAGCCCAGTGATAACAATTTGTGTCCGACCAATACACGACCGGGGCGAAAGCTTTTATAAACTCCTTATCCTCTGCGGAAAGTGGCGCTTTTGCGTCAATAACCCAGTTCAGCCCGGTTGTGGTTTCCTTGCTTGTGATAACAGTATAACTTTTCATGTTCTTTTCCTCCTGATTTTTATTTTAAAAGGCCGCCGGGGAAATGCTCCCCGGTACGCTTACCGGCTCTGTTATGCGTAAATAGTACCAAGATTTTTGAACCGCCACATTGCAATAGCCAAATCCATTGCGCTATTAATCCAGTATGCAGGTTTATATTTATAAGCGGCGTTTTTATCTTTTTCAAACTCCGCAAGCGTCCATTGCACGCCCTGGTAGTAGATGATGTGAACGCTTTTTTCTTTATTGTCTGCGATTGCGTGACCACTGTATTTTTCCTTGTTGTTCAATACCATTTCAGCGACTGGGAGAAGATCGGCAGCGGCTTCTTTGAAAATCCCATATTCATATTGACAATGCACATACACATTGCATCCCGCCAGAATTTCGCCGCTGTGTTCGTCATAATCGACTTCAGAAAATCTTTTTACGATTTCCTCTACTTCTGAAATTCTTACAAGTGGATTTTTGATCGTGATATTTACAGAAGTGTCATATAATGCCGCCCTGACTCTGACAGATAAGTCTTTGCTTGTGAATCCGCTTTCTTTTAATGTCTTACGGATCAGCTGGGACAACTCTTTGTTGCTCATTGTGTAATAACTCATAGCTTATTCTCCTTTTCTTCTTTTTTTAATCCGGCGGTTGCGTTGAGGCTACGGCTATACCGCCGCCGGAAAGGTTAGAACTTGCTCGGCTTTTCGTACCGGATAACCGGAACTATTTCACCGGATTCTAAAATCTTCAAGCCATTGTACATTGGACCGTTAAGCCCCCCGGAGCTTCGGCTGCCATTGCAGTTCCTCCCGGGTCTCTGGGTTGTAATGTGTCCCGTAAATCAAGGCCCGCATTTCTTCCAGTGTCTTGATCTCTTCGGGGAGATCATAAACACATTTCCCGACTGTTGATGTTCCAATTATCATACTGTTTTCCTCCTTATGACTACTGACATAGCAGCTAATAACATTTCGTGGACTTTGCTTTCCTCTCTAAATGTGTATTTGTCTTTACCTGTCGCTTTCATCCAGATGATTGAATAAAAACAGTTGATATTTGATAAAGCTTTAAGGATAGTGTCTTTCATTTTATTCCCTCTCTTTCTCCCGGATCAGCGTCCGGGGTGAATGTTTTTTGTTTTCCTTTGATGGTTATATAATACACTATTGTGTATTAAAAGTAAATATAAAAAATACACAAAGATGTATTGCAAAAATGTATAAAATACACAAAAATGTACAAGGTAATTACCATTGACATAAAGTACATAAAAGTGCATTATAATATATATAAAATAGAAAGAGAGGAGATTTTTCAGATGCCGGAAACAGAAAAAAGAAAGAATTTATATAACGGAAACATTTCATATAGTAGATTGTGGGAAACAATGGAAAGAAGGGGAGTGAAAAAAGCTGATCTCAAAAATAAAGATACTTTTAACCTTTCGCCGACATTGGTAAATAGACTGGTAAAAAATCAAAATGTAAGTGTTGACACAATAATGTATTTGTGTGATCGCCTTGAATGCCAGCCGTGTGATATATTAGAATATAAAAAATAAATACACAAAAATGTATTTATTATATTGACATACGATACACAAAGATGTATAATAAAGACAGTTAAAGAAGACAAGCACACAAGCCCCAGGGCGGGGCGGATCAGGAGGGGAAAATGATTAGAGTAAACGGATGGACCAATCACATGGAGAAAATCGGAAACATGGTATTCCATGTTTCTGTAGACAGCTATAAAAACTATCTTGTTAAGATTTACAACGGGGCGGAAATATTTCCATCCCAGACGGTTACCTTTGGGGATCTCGGCAAAGTAGAAAGCTTCCTGAATGAGGAAGCGAGAAAAAGTGGAAATGAAAGACGTTTCCGCGGTACATATGAATGGGGAGGAAGTAAGAAATGAAGAAGTTATATGATGTGGTCAGCAAGGCCACAAAAATTAACAAAATAACAGGGGCAGAAATCCCGGCGGAAGTGTTCCACGGTCCATATACGATCGTTGGACACGACGAGGAACGCTTTTACGTGCAGCACGGAAACGAAGGCAACTTCTTCCCGGAGGGCGTCGAAGGATGCAGTGAAATCGTCCCGAGAATTTCAGGATTTCTGAAGAACCAGTGGAAACTGGTAGAAAGATAAGGAGGAGAAGAAATGAGAAAATTAAATAAAATGTATCTCTGTTACCTTGGCAACGGTAGCAACTGCCTTTACTGCAACCCTACAACAGGAAGAGCAGAGGCGGACGAAGTAAAAGTAATTCTTCCGGAAAGTGTGGAAATCGCAACTATGGTTTCTGGAATGCGCATGGTAGAATACCACAACGGCTACTACCCGGACAACGCCCTTTACACAGAGGGGAACAAGGTATTTACCCACACTTATCAGAGCGGAGATATAGACGGAAGACCGACCGGAAAGCCGATTATGGTTGCGGAAATGGTGGAAGAATAATAGCTCCATTTTGGATCCCTACAAAAGGGAATTAAAAGAAAAGGAGAAAGAGAACATGAAAAAAACAATTGATCTTTTAGAAAAAGTTGTGAAAATGGGATTCAGTAGGGAAAAGGCTCTCAGAGATATCGACGCAAGCCTTGACGAAGAGCTTGGAACCGAAAACCGAAAGCCACTGATGGAAGAGGAAATTCCCGATCAGCTTTACGAGGACATCCTTTTTGGCTTCAGATGCGAGGCCGAAGAGCCATGAAGGCAGTGTTAATTGAGGGATACATGGAAAAGGGCGTTTTTGCAACGCCTTTTTCGCACGCCGGGAAAAGAGTATATACGTACCCACTGCCGCCTTTTTCTACAGTTGCCGGGATGGTCCATTTTTTGTGCCGGTGGAGCAGCTGGCACGACATGAATATATCAATAGCCGGAAGCGGAACAGTGAACGAACAGGAGTTTGTCATGCGCTGGAAGGGCGGAGCTTATGCCGGATCAGAAACGGAAGCCTGGCATTTTCTGTGCCAAAACGCCCCTATAATTATATTATATATATAATCCCCTATTAATTAATTCTATACAGTACTGTATAATAACATCTTTTAAGCCCCTCCTAGATTCTGAGTTGATTAATATATACTTAGATACACTATATTATAATATATATAGCTCTATAACGCTGTATATTGAGTTATAACGGATTATTTTATAAATAGGTCTTTTATGATACCAATGAGAAATAAAATTAAATTTATGCTTGCATAAAGGTTTTATATGTGTTATTGTAAGTGACAGATAAGCAAATACATTTACGATTTTTTAAACAAAGGACGAAACAAAACTGAAAAGCATTTACGGAACTTCCGGCGCTGGGTGTAGCTGCTGGGCGTGTTCTTCGATTGCTGACCGGTTTGTTATCGTTCTTTTTTTATTTGCTAAATTAACAGATTAACGTTGTAAAGTGAGGTGATACAGTGAAAAATACAACAACTACAGTACAAGGAATTGAAGTATACGAAAATAAAATATGGCAATTGGTAGATGAGTATATCAACACTGTATTATGCATACACCAAGAAGATTACGACAATATAGAAAAGTACAAGAAAGATATTGCAGATAACAGAATAGATATGTTCTTCTATATCTCAGATCGTATAGAAAAGCCTGGTAATGATGATATAGATCTATTAGACAAGATATTTAATATATATATTCGTATTTGCGGTAGATATGGTATATCACCTACTTTACAAATGTTTAGTTTGATGGTTGGAATTAATAATGGAACTTTTAGCGATTGGGTGGATGGGCAGTATAGGGTGGGCTCAAAACATGGCGAAACGGTGAAAAAATGGAAGGAAATATGTGCAGGCTTCGCCCTTGATAAGCTGCATAATCAAGCCGGAACAAACGCAAACTTGATTTTTGCTTGTAAGGTAGCTTATGGCATGGCAGAGACAGCACCAATTCCGGCAGGACAACAAAATAGCATCCCGCAGCAGTCAGCGCAGCAGATCGCGGACCGGTACAAGAGCGCACTGGAGCTTCCGGAGATGGAGAGACCGAAGCTGTGAACACGAAAACAGCCAAAACACAATATATTGTATCGACCAAGATGTAAACACAATATATAGTTTACTGCAATGTATAAATAGGGTGTACTTAAAATGCACAATGAACAGCACGAGAAAATTTGTGCAATATGACGAACGAAAAGCGGCATCAACTTCCTCTGACTACTGCCGAAGGCCGAACAACAACAGTGTGATCCGGTGCAGCGGGTCCCATGGGGCGGCGGGCTGACCGGATAGCGTACAGATGAGACGGGGACCCCCTTGGAGGGAAAGCCACCAGGAGCCGGGCGAGCCCCCAAAGCAAATAAAATAACAAAAAGGCCCTTTTCACATGGCAGAGATAGTGATTCGAACACGACAAGCCGTAAGCCTTAACGGTTTCTCTGCCAACACAAAATAAGGCAATACCAAGAAAGGCAGGTATGAAGAATGAATGAAATGATGATTTTTAGCAATCCAGAATTTGGAAACGTAAGAACAGTGACGATAGACGGAAATCCTTGGTTCGTTGGAAACGATGTAGCAAAAGCATTAGGATACGTAAAAGAACGAAACGCCATTGCTAATCATGTCGATAAAGAGGACGCCCTGAAATGCAGCCTCCCTTCAAACAGCGGAGTACAGGAAACAATCGTGATAAATGAGAGCGGTTTGTTTTCACTTATACTATCAAGCAAACTCGATTCTGCAAAAAGATTTAAACATTGGGTAACAGCAG